CCGAATAAGTGGGTGAAAGTTGGAGATTGGTATGATACAGATACCACATTGGAGTTGGTGCGTTCCACGCATGAAGAGTATATCAGTATGAAAGACGATGAATGTAAATAAAAAATATAAATATGCGTCACCGGGTGATGTAATTCTAGGCGATGTAATTATGGAAAGGATACAATGTTTTCATTTTCGTCGACATCGTCCGATGATTCAGTATCAACACTAGACNGGTCGTCCGTTTTATTCTTCTTACCGTATTTTGCAAGAATGTCCATCGTTTCGGGCGTATTTGGTAAAACGACATATTTGATGTAGATAGTATACTCGGTCTCGTCATCCATATTGTCGTATCCAACAAATACACGTGCATATGAGGTTCTGTTTGGTAAAAGTTGAAATGTGCTCCACCAACTCTGCGTTGTCATAGCTCGCACACTCTCGCTACGCTGTTTATCAACATGTTTAGTTGTAGAACAGTGGTAAAACCCATTGATTTTATGGGGTTTTGAACGCCCTCCAAGTTCCTTTCCTGTGATATCTTTATAAAAGTCGGCTACCTTTGCCCATATGTCGTCGTCATTATCTTCATATACTTTAAACTTCTTCCATATATTTGGATTTGTAGGTGTGATAGACTGCAATGCCTTTTTCTTTTCCTCCCGTGCACTGGGTGGTTCTGTCTCTAGACCATCCAATTCCTTCAATGTGCAACTTTTACCAGCAAATTCATTGCAGTGCTCAATAAACGCCTCATATTTCAGACAGGTGTCGTATACTCCGCGTGTAAGCGAATGAAACTTTGTTTTCTTGATGCGAGCCTTGGCTTCCGGTGACCAATTCATATAGTTGAACAAGAATCGACACAATTGATATAATTTGTCGTCAGCAAGATGTTGATGTGCTACAATGACGTTGTCGAAGTTGCCGGTCGATTCGTTAATAAGGGTCACGCTCATTCCGACACACATCATCCCAGTTACGAACGTCGGACAATTTGGAAAAGGTTTGACGAGCTGTTGAAATACATAGGATGGTTCAAGAAGTTTTTGTTTTTCTGCGGCGTCTGCTGCTAGATTAAGTTGTGACCCGGTATGAACCATATAACTAGAGGTTGAATACGGCAAGATACGAAACAGTTCGTGTCCATTTCCATTGGAGACAATGACGTTTGCATTCGGGAAATACTGTAGAATAATATCGACGATATGGTAATGAGTTGATTTGCGGGTATATGCAGGGCAGAAATTGTAACTGAATGCGTCGTTTGCAATACCAATAAGAGGAAGAATGTGATGAACAAATCGTAGATAAAGTTGTTCGTCTCCAATATCAAATGGGAATTTCGAATCATACCAGGTTGGTCGATTCTTGATAGACATTCCTGCGCGATTATATACGACATCGGGAATAACATCGTCGATTACGATAGAAGAGACACGCTCTGTTGTAATGATATCGTCATATATGTGCGCCTCACATTTATTAACCCCAAAATATTCGGGTGAACACATGATATTATATTCGGCCTCGGTATCGATGATATGAATTCGATGAAATAATGGGTCGTTGCTATCATTGCATGTCCATGTCTTTTTGGGAGATCCGCTGTATCCAGTTATACTGGATACGAGTGTACATCGATTGAAATTTCGAATGTGATCCCGGTTTTCGGGGATGTATTTGTGTGCCTCGTCAATATGCATAACAAATTTCACATTTTCTTCTCTGAAACGAATAGAATCTTCGCCTTGCTCTAACATGTGAGGTAGACTATTGCGAATTCGTTTTTCGTGTGCGCAACAGACAATTACTTTGATATCAGGGTATCTGCGAAATAATATGAATATATCATTCACCGTCTTTGCGTGATGGCAGTTTCCAGCAGAGTATTTGTTACTATTGAATACAATAATGCGTTTCGACCCAACCTTTTCCTCCATTCGTCCGAAGAATTGCATTCCAGATGAAAGTGTGTTCATTGTGAGAACAACATGGATATTTTTAGACACATCGTTAACAATAGTGGTTATGCAAATGAATGTTTTTCCCTCCTGCGGTTTGCGGATAACAAGACTTAGTTTGCTATCGTCGTCATCGGGGATGTTATATTCGGTTTCAGTCAGGTAGTCGGACATTGTTGTTTCAGGTTTTAAGACCATTCAATATATATCAGGTAGTATCAATTTTGTATATCATATCATCGTAATGCGCATTTTACGATGCCCCGTATTTTCAGCATCGAATAGTAATATTTTGAACATGTGATTCGAATATTCGTCTAATAACATGTCCGATTCCAGAACATACATGCGTTTTACAGTTGTGAGGTAGACCGTGTAGCGGTATTTTGTGTCCGAAATTGAGGTTCTATCAAAGACGACGCCGCTATGTGGAACCTCTGTAATATCCGGGTTGTGAATGCAAGAATATAACATATCGCAGTCCATTTGCACCCGTTGGATGGATTTCACATCTCTNTTCAGGCCGTCCATTTGTGCGGAAACCTTGTTCAAAAATGCGGTCGATTCTATCGACGCGTTTGTCCCGAGAAAACATATCTGATTCAGAATGTCGACAATGCGGCGTATCGGACTAGTGATGTGAACATAGGCGTCTACATTCAGCGTCATGTGACGGATGTCGCTATTTTCATCAAATAATTGATATGTGCTATGCGTGTTTTTCCAAGATTCCAATACCCGTCGCGTTTCGTCGTTTCCCGAGGTAATCGGTATACGATTGCTAGATTCTTCGGCGATAACCGAACGGAAGATGCCGGTTTTTGCCGCGTAAAGTTGTTTTGCCGCCATGGAATTCATGTATACCATCCAGTAAGCAACCACATCGTGGCTGTCTATTGCGGAGGCGTCTAGTTTGCATGTGATAGCGGCCAGCCGTTTGTAGTGTGGATTTTTTAACAAGGCCTTTTCTTCGTATCGGAAGTTACGCGCGACGTGAACATATGAATTGAAGAAGCGAATGGAATCATTCTGAATCATACCGGTGTTCGAATCAAGAGTTACTTCCATCGCAAAAGTGATTCGTCGAGTATTTTCCAACAGGCTGCAGATGCGGTCGGATAATGCAGGAGGCAACAGTGTTTTGCGATCATCTGGTAAATAGATGGTAGAAACCCGCTGGGTCATATGTTCCCACATGCCCAGAAAATCAATACATGCATACACATTTGCGATATGAATGGTGATTACGGTAAATCCGTCTTGTTCGCGTATGCAAAACCCATCATCGAGGTCGACACTACCATTGGGGTCAATTGTAAATACGTAATCGGCAGAATGGTCTGCGATGTTATAACGAGAATCATTTTTGATGTCTTCGACGAGTTGAGAATCGGAAACGCCGGCTATTTTGCGACCGATAGACTGATTAAATGCAGTCAAAGAGTGAACAAGATTACGCGTCCACATTTGATAACTGCAAAATGATTTGAAGCAATCGACTTGTCCAATCGTTTCGGTGATAATTCCGCACGGATGCTTCCCATCCCAGTTTGAAAACCGAAACAAAATATATTTATTTAGCTGTTTTTTTTGAAACCCGATTTTTATATCGTAGGGGACCAAAAAAATGGGAAGGGAATTATCGTGCGGGATGCATTTATACAGGACTCGGCCGTTAGTGGTTCGACCAAATGTCTGATTTCCTTGTAAAATGAGGATGCCTGGTAGTGCGCTAGAATTGCGAATGGGCGACTTTACGATTGTTGCACCTTCAGAATAGGTAAACTCGTCGCCGGAAAATAGTTTATTTTGAATAGGGTCGATTGGTTCTAATAACATGGGCGTAATACTGAACTCATTGTAAGTCCGCGAGATAGATTGAAAATAATAGGTAGAATTCATACATATACCTTTCAAGGTATACTTTTATATGTTTATACAATGTATAATATGGATGGAGTGAGTAAAGTGGATATATCGAATCCAAAATCATTTATAATGATCCAGGGTATTTTCTTTTTGATATTAGCATTGTGCGGAAATTATATAAACTCAATTCTAAATTGTAATCTGCAATATTTCATTACCCATAACATTTACATTAAGCATGTGATAACAATTGTTATAATCTACTTTATGTTAACGTCTTTTTCTGAAACAATTGACCCTCCATTAACGAATATTTTGTATGCATTCACCGTATGGGGGGCATTCATATTATTTAGCAAGACCGGTTTATACTTTTCCAAATTCATTATGGCTTTGATGGTCGCATTGTTAGTATGCAAAGACTATATTTTGTATTACGAATCATTTGATTTGATAGATTACCAAGATACAGTTGTAAAATTGACGAAGGCGTTCGAATATGGTGTATATGTGGCCATTACAACAACAATTGTTGGGTTCATACTGTATTTCAAAAAACAGTATCATGATCATAGGTCAAATTTTTCGCCGGTAACGTTTATCTTGGGAAATGCGGTGTGTGATTCTATGAAATAGTCACACGATGTAAATAATTGTATATTACATATTCTGTGTAGTATATAATAATGACCGATAGTCAAGACATACCATTACACCTGTTCCAAACCTATCATACCTTGGAATTGCCTCCGAGAATGCAGCAATCGGTGAATCGATTGAAAAGGATGAATCCTGAATTAAAACATCACTTGTATGACGACGCAATGTGTCGCGAATTTATCAAAACACATTTCCCATTGAATGTGGTTTGTGCATTTGATAAATTGGTACCGGGTGCATACAAGGCCGATTTATGGAGATACTGTGTATTATACATACATGGTGGGATATACCTAGATATCAAATATGGTTGCGTCGACGGGTTTAAGCTGGCGGATTTGATTAATCAGCCGCGCATTGTGAAAGACCGAGAGATGCTAGGTGTGTGTGGAATATACCAAGCTCTCATGATACACAAGCCGCACGATATATTTTTGCACAATTGCATAGAGAATGTGGTTGCCAATGTCCATAATGGTTATTATGGAAAGAATGCATTGATGGTTACCGGGCCGCATATGGCTATGAATCACGTGCCGCGAAATGTAATCGAAACCTCTGAACTGGAATTGAGTGAGAATAAGAGGTGTATTTTACGCAAAGGACAGCCTATTTTGCGTATATACAAGGGATACAGAAGCGAATTGGCGCAAACGCAGTTATGTCCACCTTATTATACCATGTGGGATCGGCGGCAAATATATAGATAATACGCAATTTAGGAGTCCAGAAGCTATAATTTTGCAGTCAGTTCTATTCGTATTATAGTACAATATGAATGGAATGCATTCGGATTTTTTGATAATGTCTTGGTTTGGAAAAAAATGTCGTGAAAATATAACTTCAGAAATGACCCGAATCGAACTATTATGGTATAATATACGAGATTTTCTTCATCATTATGTATGTTTGAAAATGATAACAAATAAAAGGGTGAATTGGGATGATAATAAATTATGTGATACGGTCGATACATATTCCAAGGAAGAGTATGATAGGAAGTCAGTTCCTCCGACAAATACGCAAAAACCGGAGTCCGAGATGGTCGATATATTCGGAAACCATGTGTAGTTATATTTTCGACCGAATCGCCCAAAAGGGATATTTCAGCGATTCGCCGCGACCAAATGGCGGTATCCACGATTCGTCACCATCGATATTAACAGAACCATGTATATGTGTTAGTATACTAAGCACACTTTGTTCATGTCGATTTGCTATGAACTGTTCATCTTGCGCATTTATAGGTTCATCGTATATATCCGTGAACATTCTTGGATTTTCATATACACATTTCAACCACATTTCAATTATTTTCATTGAATGCTGATTCTTTTTCATTAATAAAATACCCGATAAACATTGAGGATTATTCCCAATTTCACTATTTGGTTCTACATTAAAATAATCGAAAACCTCTTTTCTAGAATATTCTCTTTCCTTGCATAATTGACCAAATCCGTTATTACCAGTCATCCGAATAGTGATAAGCCCTTTATCGGATTTTTCAAGCAATTCTATGTATTCAAACATGCGTCGTTTACCTTTCGTATTTAATTTACAGCCGGCATCCATATAAAGAAGATATTCTCCGTCGTTCATTAATTTCAATTTGTTTAAAATGATTTCTGGGCGCCATATACCACACCCCGCGATCCTAGGAATTTGTAATATATTCTCAAATTGTCGTTTAAAATTGTCTGATAAATTATCCGGCGATAATCCCTGTATTGATACAAATTCGCAAAAATCGTGCGCTTCGCGTAGTAACCGTTTTTTCGCATTTTCATATACATGATTTGCATACGTGATGAAATGTATTTTGGGAATAGAGTTTGGTGCTTGTTGAATCCGTTCAATCCAATATTGTAGCGTGACCTTTTCCATACAATACCCATTTTCCATTTTTCGACATTGAATATTACGATAAGATTCTTCTAACAAAGGCAATGTAATATTTTCCCAAGAATCGACAACGAGGATGGGTAAACTGTTGTATAACTCGTTAAGGTTTGATGATAAAACAATAGGTATACAGCCTATAAGAAGGGCTTCCCATGTTCGGTGGCAGTCCTCGCCCGCTCCTCTTGGTGATATTACAAATTTGTATTTCGACCATTGAGTGTAACATTCGGAGTTTGTAACGGGAACGGTGATATGTCCCTCTATATGAGAGGGTATTTTATAGACGCGCGCATTCGGAATAAAATCCAAGATTGTGCAAAAATCCGACCATTTGTGTTTCGCATATTCAATGAGTTTTACGCGGGATGGATCGGTAGATGGACTGTAGTTCATACATAATAATTTGGTATCGACCAATGAGGTGGACGTTTGTTTGCTCAACCAGTTTGTAATCGCATCATATTGCCGGTTGTAATTAAGCCCAATCGGAAGAGCGGAAAGATTGCGATGATGAAACGGTTTGTTCCATGTGAAGCAGTGTTGTAATTGTGAGTGTTCTAGCCATTCTGACTTTAATTTGACGACATCACTTTCGATGATGATGAGGACAATTTTAGAGTTGAATTTTTGAATGACTTCTTGGAAAAAGTGTTGAATGATTTGGGGATAGCCGGTTAGACATACGTATTGTAGGCCAATTCGGTTTGCAAACCCATATGTGCGAACATTGGATATGCGACGTGTGATTAAAAGGCCTCCTGCTGAATTTACCCATTCGGTTATTTTATCTTCTGTGAGAATCATAGTTATCGTGCTATATTTATATTTATATTCTTATCGTTCCAACATTATGATAGAACATGTGCAAAGAGAATAAATACAATCTTGGATATTATACATCTACTATGCCTCCGAAGTCCAAGAAATTTGTTGCGACTGGATACAAAACGTCGACCCTTTCTACTGCGGTGACGGGTGCATCATATCTAATAATCGTGGAATCGCCATCAAAATGTGCTAAGATTGAGTCGTATCTTGGTACAAGTTATCGATGTATAGCGAGTAAAGGACATATTCGTGAGTTGGATGGTTTGAAGAACATAGATATAGACAATCAGTTTACGCCAAAATTCACAATCATCAAGGAAAAGGAAGAGCATGTAAAACAAATGCGCGAAATTATATCTCATTTTCCCAAGCAGAATGTTATCTTGGCCATGGACGACGACCGTGAGGGAGAAGGGATTGCATGGCACATATGTGAGGTATTCAAATTACCGATAGAAACAACGAAACGTATTGTATTTCACGAGATTACGCAAGATGCGATTTTAAATGCGATGAAGTCACCTTCCGTGGTGGACATGGATCTTGTGCACGCGCAACAGGCGAGACAAATCTTGGACATTTTGGTCGGATTCAAAGTGTCTCCGCATTTATGGAAACATATTCGTAATGGAAAGACGAATGCTTTGTCGGCGGGTCGATGTCAAACGCCGGCGTTACGTTTGGTTTACGACAATATGAAGGAGCGCGAAGCATCGGGAATGGAAACCAGATACAAAACACTAGGGTATTTTACTGCGCAAAACGTGGAGTTCCATCTTGGACATGACTTTGAAAAGGAAGATATGATGGAAGAGTTTTTAAAGAAATCTGTTTCTCACAAGCATATTATGGATGTTGGTTTAGAGAAGGAAACCACAAAGGGCGCACCCAAGCCATATAACACATCGAAATTGTTGCAAGCAGCGAGCAATCAACTGCGAACATCACCAAAACAGACGATGCAGTTATGCCAAACATTATATCAGAACGGTTTCATCACTTACATGAGAACGGATAGCACAAAATACGCAAATGTATTCTTGGACATTGCTCGAAAATTTGTTGTAAAAGAATATGGTGGAGAAGAATATGTCGGCAATTTGGACTTGATAGAGAACAAGGATAACACGAATCCGCACGAAGGGATTCGTGTGACGGATATTCGGATATCAACGTATTCCAAGGAGAGCACCGGAAAGGAGGCTGCGCTATATAAGATGATATGGCGTAATACGGTAGAGAGTTGCATGTCGGATGCAAAATTTCGGTCGACAACTGTGTCTGTTAGTGCGCCCACTATATCAGATAACGCATGTAATTACACACATATTCTCGAAATACCGACATTTCTGGGTTGGAAAAAGGTGACGGATAAGATGCCCGACCAATCCGAATTGGTCACACAGAGGATGATTTTCCAAGGAAGTCACAAGAAGGCGATTCCATATCAGCGTATAGAAAGCACAGTGGTGGTTCGAAACAAAATCGCGAGGTATACAGAGTCGAGTTTGATCCAAACCTTGGAAAAACTGGGAATAGGAAGACCATCTACATTCGCGTCCTTGGTAGAGACTGTCCAAGACAGAGGATATGTAAAATGCATGGATATTGACGGGGAAACGCGAAAATGCGTAGAATTTACTCTACGTAAAGATGAAATCTTGGACAAGCGTTCTATTGAGAAGGTCTTTGGTAATGAGAAAAGTAAACTTGTGATTCAACCAATGGGTGTTCTCTGCATCGAGTTTCTGGTCAAGCATTTTGCAGAGTTGTTCTCCTATGATTATACCAAGAAAATGGAATGTGAATTGGACGACATTGCTACCAACCCGGATAAGAAAAGAGAATGGTATGAATTATGTGCTACTTGTGTATCTGATATAGATAGGTTGTCCAAGCCTGTAACCAAATTGGTTAAGGAAACATATAAAATAGATGAATCGCACCAAGTAATATTTGGTCAATATGGACCGACGGTAAAGGAGACAATGGACGACGGAACGACCAAATTCCATTCTGTAAAATCGGCCAAATTAAACGTAGACAAATTGCGTGCCGGAGAATATAGTTTAGACGATTTGTTGGTGGTAAAAAGGGACAATCTTGGAAAATACGAGAACGAAGATGTAAAGATCAAGACGGGTAAGTATGGAACTTATATTGAATGGGGCGATAACCGAGAGAGTTTACGAGATTGGAAGCGACCTTTAGATGAACTAGAGTTATCGGATGCGATAGAGCTGATAGTTGCGAGCCAAGAAAAGGTGAAAACGCAGACAATATTAAGGAAATTGAGCGAAGATATGAGTGTTCGAACAGGAAAGTTTGGTGCATATATATTTTACAAAACGGCCAAGATGAAGAAGCCCAAGTTTTTGCCGTTAAAGAAGTGTCCTCATTCCTACGACACGTGCGAGGCATCCGCCTTGCTCGAATGGGTGAAGGAAACGCACAATGTATAATAGGTTGAAGGAAAATCGCATGATAATGTAAGATGGTGGGATTATTCACAAAATACGTATATATTTCGATTATGTTTATAGTCGCATTCGTTGCGATGTTTAATTACATCACTGCGCCGATTGGATTTGGGTTGGTGTTTGGTGTGCAGACGATATATACACTTGTAACACTATTTGAAGTAGCCAAGGACACGGCGAGACATTTGAAGTCGATTAGTATAACATTTCCCAAGACGCCGCTTTCTGATATTAACGAGGTGTCTATTCCATTGTATTGGGTATTATGTCCAGGAGTCATAATGCAGTTTGTAGCATCATTGTTGACCGTAATATCGAGTGATTTCCTTAAAAAGAAATATAACGCAATACAATTGGCTCGAAATGCTAGGTGGAACTTGGATATATACAAATGGATGTATGTAGGCGCCACGGTAGCACTGTTGGGTCTCACGTATAGTTACACCAGCGATTTTGAAAACGCAATAACCACTGCGAAATTTTCCGGAACATACAAGACGCTGTTATTGATATACCTTGTATTATCTATTATTTTACCAGTGCTAAACGTATTGAATGCGAACCAATTGTCCAAGATTATAGTATCGACCACGGATGGATAAAATGATACATTTTGATGTCTGAAGGGTATAAACGTATTCAGCAAATATAGATTATTTCGGTTCGTAAAATAATCTATATGAAATATCACGAATCACAATTCGACGAATATTTGACTCGCGCGAGCGAGTTTGATTTGCACCCAGAATTGCGTGCATTCGAGGATTCGATGCCGCCCGAGTCGGCAGAGTTCAGAAATATATTGATATATGGATCATCCGGAGTAGGAAAATATACACAGATGTTGCGGTTTATCAAAAAATACAGCCCAAGTGGTCTGAAATACGATAAAAAAATGGATTTGCAGACAGAAAAGTATGAGCATAGTTATCGCATAAGCGATATCCATTATGAGATAGACATGTCTCTGTTGGGATGCAACTCCAAGCTTGTGTGGCATGATATTTACATGCAAATCGTGGACATTGTCTCGTTGAAGGCGTGTAAAAACGGAATTATCGTATGTAAAAACTTCCACGCGATTCATTCTGAATTACTGGAGAATTTTTATAGTTATATACAGCAATATTCGAGCGACAAATGTGCATTTCAGATAAAATTCATCATATTGTCTGAGCATATTAGTTTCTTACCGAACAACATTTTACAAAACATGCAATTGGTGCATGTAAAGCGTCCGTCAAAAGAATTATATATGCGAATGGGGCTTCCGCAAGAAATAGAAACCGAATACGTATTAAATTTAAAAGAAATACATACAATCCAAGACGCACCGGATCTATCGGAATTACCACAGGAAACATTTGATAATGTATGCGAGACATTGGTGGAGAAAATAAATGAACCAGACAAGATGAATATTACTGAATTTCGCGACTTTTTATATGATATCTTGGTTTACAATTTGGATATATACGATGTATTGTGGTATGTAATTACACATTTTATACGCCAAGGCAAATTGAGCAATACAGCTATAGTTGATATCCTGAATAAATCATACCAACAACTACAGCAATATAATAATAATTATCGTCCAATTTACCATTTAGAGAGTATATTCATTACTATACTAAATCATATCCATAACTACTCGTTTGATAATGTCGAGCCCCCGAAAAAAATACGAAAAAGCGCATCAAATACTCGGATTAAATCTGGACGATGATATAGACGAGAAATTATTGAAGCGGTGTTATCATAGAGAGGCGCTCCGTTATCATCCGGACAAAAACCAGTCGGCAGAGGCACATGCACGGTTTGTTGAAATTAGTGAGGCATACGAAAATGCNCGTAACTACCATGGATTTTCNGAAGAATGCGAAGAGGGAACANGNGAACAGAAGGACGACCCAGTAAGCACGTTCGTAGATTATACCAAGGTTCTATTCTCATTTTTATCCCCTGTATTGGATGCAGAAGTCTTTCAGGGAATCAAGCCAAAATGGGTATGTTCGATCATTGAAAACATATCAAACAAGTGCGAGACAAAGGCGTTAGAATTATTAGGGCGATTAAATCGCAAGCAATGTGGTAAAATATGCGAATTGTTACGAGCGCAGCAAGATGTGTTGCATATACCAGATTCATTTATAATGGAGATGGCGCATATGTATTCGGACAAGTTTGGTCGCGACGAATGCATACGAATTTACCCGTCATTGAATGATGTATACGCAGACAATGTATATAAATTGGAGTGTTATGATAAGACGTATTATATTCCGTTATGGCATCACGAATTGGTGTATGATAATTCTGGTGCAGAACTGTATGTTCAATGTATACCGAAGTTGGAGGAAGGTGTAGAGATTGACGACAACAATGATATACATATCAGGCAAACGTATAGTGCAATGGAAATCTGGAACAAGCCTCAAATTGAGATTGATATAGGGGGGAAGAGACTCTATATTGAGAGAAGTCAATTAAAAATGCTACGTAATCAAACAGTAAAAATCCAAGGTAGCGGAATTTCTCGTATTAACATGTCTGATATATATGATGTATCCAAGAAGAGTTCGGTCTATATACATATCACGATTACCAACGAATAGGTAAATCGTCTCTAACAAATGAACATTTTCCGTCGGATGTCCATTTGACTACCAATGCAAATATCTCGACCCCCGCTTCCTTTGCTTTTTTCAAGGCGTTTTTATATTCGGGGTCAATTACCGAAGCTTGAAAACACATTACGTCACTTCTTTGAATCACAAATCCTAACATGCATCTTGTTTTAGACATGCCTGCTATTTTGGTCAATTCACACATATGTTTTAATGCCCGTGGACTGGTCGTGTCGCCCGGTTTTTTTCTGTATCCATCTGGAAAATAGGCGATTTTCGAGTTAAAATCTCGGCTGCGGTAGCATTTCTGACTTAACCGCTCTTTTCCGGGTAAATCTTCGTAATTCGCAAGAGGGACGCTTTTTATTTCCATCAAGAATGGTTTTCCGTCGCAATCAATACCGCTGAAATCGAACCGCGAGTTCAAGCCATATTCAGGTATGACGATAGAAGTTTCTCGACGATAAGAGCGAACATTTTGTAACAGTGATAAATAATTGTTTGTGATACAACGCTCGACTAGTAATTCTGCTATTTTTGGATTTATACCAACAAGTTCAGACTGTGTTGGGTGATGTAAATCAGAATACTTGGCCAGGTAGAACGTAAAATTACATTTCGATGTTTTGGTTGTAGATGGAGTCATGTAAACAGTAGAATGTGCATCTGCTAATCCACAACAGCCCAGCGAAGGTGTATGTCCAAGATAGTTGACTCCATCGATCATCACATCGGCAACATAGGGAGATTTTATATATTGTGAAGGTCGCTTTATCACAACTCCTTCTGATATGTTTGATAATTCATGCAACATGATTTGATTTTATTGTTCCATTACCATGATATATGCGTAAAACATCAATTTTATCCCAATTATACTCAGATAGAAAAAGATGGCTACGACTAAGGTATTATTCATTACACCTTTTCTCATTTAATACACCCATTTTATATTACACTGAATCGTCAAAATCTTTCAGAACATCAAAGAGGATGTCGTAAGAAATATCAACCTATTGTTGATAATACTCAAGCAAACTAAGTCCAATAAACAACAATAGAAAGCGTTTGAATATTATAATGGTTTCTTCACATATATATATTATACATATATATATTATACATATATGGCATTTTTTACAGATGAGATGTTAACCAGTTTTAACAACATACTTAACAGAGATGACTACAAGACCGCAAACCAAACCTTTTTACAAAAAAACAATTTAGCATTGTTAAATAAAAAGGGCGTGATAAAGTGGCTAATTGAGACCAGGCCTATTGGTAGTACATCGCATCCACGACCGGGAAAGAGAACTACTACTACTCAAGATGACTTTATACAAGCACAACTCGACACATTTGTACTAGGTTTAGCACAAGACCAATGTAAAAACCAGGTCGGAGAGTGGTATGGGATTGATTCGGTTGAGAGTTCCATTTCACTCTCCGAAGAATACGATATTTTATTGGTGGTTACCGATACACACAAAAACGCCAAACAAACAGTAGTTACGCCAGATGATTATATTAAATTCAAGATGCAACAGGTCAAGGGATTTATGATTGTTGAAAAGGGTGAATGCGAAAAACATCCCAAACTACATGCAGTAAAACTAATATGCAGCATCGCGAATCAAGGAACTTTGTTAATGGGAATGTATTTATACACATTGCTTACAACACAAACCGGTGTTAACCAAACCGGTATTCTAGAATTGGCGAGGGGATATAATAATACACCTGGGTTATGCACTTACACTAAATTTGGGTTTTCACAGGATGACGACTTAAATGGAAACGACTGTTTTAGCGACTTTGCGGTTAACCTACCCATGTCTGTGAAGTTACACGGAACGCGTGTAACCGTAGATCATATTATTGAAGTGATTCTCGGAAAGAAAAAGAAATTAATTATTGTCGACCCAAATGATACCGAATTATGTACTACATATAAACCAGAAGCGGATTCCGACGTCCAGAAAGGACTACAAGAAAAACTTGCTAACTTAATTGAGGAGAAGAGAAGAAATATTTTTTTACCGACTGCGTCGAAATCAAACAAGAATTATGATTTAGATATTAACACGACCAAATCTCAAATCTCAAATGAAAAAGGAAAAAAACCTGTTAGTAGGAGTGATGAAACAGAACCTGTTAGTGGGAGTGATGAAACAGAACCTGTTAGTGGGAGTGATAAAAAAGAACATGTTAGCTGCATCGGATATGGTTGTACGATTTCTGGCGGAAAACAAACAAATCGTAAAAGGAAGGGGCGTAAACGAACAAATCATAAAAGGAAGGTGTGTAAACGAACAACTCGTAAAAAATAGATATTACACCGACCGAAAAGAAAAATGAATACTAAATAAATTACACATTGTAATAATATTAATAAAATACGCGTTGCTCTAAATGAGAAAATGTGTAAAATAAAAACAAACTGTTTTTATTTTAATATTCAAAACTCAACTAGGGGACTTATATACGGTAACACTCAAAATGCTTATGCGTCCTCGGAGGCAGACAATGGCTTCTTCTTGACGATCTTCTTCTTTGGCGCAGCAGAAGGAGCCTCTACTTCGACGGGTGCAGCCACCTTCTTGACCACCTTCTTCGCAACCACAGGAGCAGGAGCAACCTCAACCTCTTCCTCATCACTATCGACTGCCTCCGTGCTGTGAGTAGCCGCACTTTCGAACACAGTCGCGGCACGAGGAGGCTCTACGGATGCAGTAGTTTCATATTCATCCGCATCATCTTGAATAGTTTGAGACTCGATCGCACCGCGGTCATCATCAGATAGCTGGATGTGGCACTTTCCATACACGCTAACAACCTCGCGCGGCTTAACAACACATTGGATGACCTTCCATGTGACTCCCCATCCCTTCCCGCCAATCCAAATACCGCCGCACTGTAGAACACATGCTACCTGACTCAACTTAGGGACAAAATCCACAGGAGTTAGGCGGTCATTATCACATGGAAACACCATCTCGTCGCGAGTGTTATACAACTCTACGCCCCACTTGCCTTGGTAGAGTGGGACCTTGGCGCGAATGGAAGGAGGCTTGGTAGCGTCAACCTTCTTTGTTCCCTTGATGTAATTATACTTGAGGAAAGGGAAGAATGAGTGCTTGCACACCTCGCGAGACATCTCCTCTCCCCACCAGAGCTCAGAGTTCTTCACTGCATCGTCGAGAATCTGATTCTCAAATGCCTTGACCTTCTCGAGGAAAGCATCGGTCACGGGCTTGCGATATTCCGAGTTAGGAAAATTCAAAGACATGGTGAACTTGCCGTCAGACTCGCCACTTTCGCCGATGAAATCGGTAATACCCCAGGTCATCATCATAGGAGTGGAAATATGCAAAGAACGATTTGTTTGTGTGCTGATCATATTAATAGACTTTCCACCCATAGCATTTACCTTAGGGGGCATATACTTGACGGATTGGGTATTCCAGTCACCGGAAGAGAGAACAAGAGGCTTTGAAGAAGACATTATACTAATAGGCTCGACTAATTATGATATAACTAAGGGTCAAATCTTTAAATCAATTTTATGCTATGTAAAGTTATGGCTGAAAACGCGATTATTTTTTGCGCATACATGCAGTGTATTCTTCGCAATTTCGACGACAATACGTCGAATAAACTAGATATGATATTGAATAGCCTAATCAAATAATATAAACCAAATATATATATATTATACATATTTGAACATGGAAACAGATTTGCTTGACGTTATAATATTGTCGAATGATGCGACAAGTAGTTTTGAAATCGTAGAAAATAAATTTGTAGAACCAGTTTGTATTTCGCCCACAGTGAATCACGTTACATATAATGAATATCAAAATGACCCAAATTGCCTGGGCGCATTGAAACTTTCACAACTCCGAGAAGCATTGAAGTTTTACAAAAATACGATGGTGATTCCAAATACATATTCATCACTAATGAAGAGAGACGCCAAGAACGCAATTAAGACGCTGCACGATTTTGCGCTAGTGGGGACAAAGCATGTATTGACGGATCGGCTAAGAACATATTTGATTCAAGAGGGGTCGGCGGTTCACATTCAACGGGTGGTCAGAGGTCATTTTGTGCGACATTCGATTCGACTAAGAGGTGTCGCATTGAAAAATCGCAAAATGTGTGTGAATGATTCTGATTTTTATTCTCTTGAGCCGCTAGAGAACATCCCATTCTTGGAATTCTTTAGTTACACAGACCCGGACAATTTTACATATGGATTTGAAATCGAGTCTCTATATGCGTATTTGAAACGTAAAACGAGAAATGTAAAAAATCCATATAATCGCGGTAATATGGACGCCGCGGTGATGTCGATACGCACATTAGAACGGTTAATTACAATCATGAACACGCCCTATATCGTGCGGGAAAGAATATTGCCGATAAAAACAACAACTAAGCCATCGAGTGCCCGTGCACCGCAAAACACGTCTCGCACACGAAGAAATACAGACGCAGTTGTTCCCAATACCGTGAATACGTATAATCACATAGACATGATTGAGCATATAAGAAATATACGGACAAGACCCTTTTTAGAGAGATGCCGTTTGTTATTCATGGACATAGACCAGCTCGGTAACTACACGCAATATCAATGGTTTACGCAATTAGACAGACGTGGTAGCATGCGGTTCTATCGTATATTGAAAGACATTTGGACATATCGCGCGCAAATACCAACATCGGTCAAGGCCAAGATTTGTCCGTTGTGGGATCCATTTATTATGATCTCATCAAACTCAATAGTCATAGCGGAATTATCTTTAGACCAGATTCAGAACGTATGTGTTTCAATCATGGAAGACATGGTATACACCGGCGTCGATACCGAATACCGCACAATAGGTGCATTTCATGTTTTGTCTGCATTAACGGTGGTAAATAGCGAGGCCAGAGTAAATATGCCGTGGTTGTATGAATCTCTAGTTTGGTGAGTTTTCATGTCGATAATAAAAATACGGACAAATATTTTGCGTTTACACGATGCACCTAGCGGTATTTAGGAATAATATTTATATTAGTGCGTTAAACCACTTAAATAAAGAACACTATAATGTGTATAGTGAAAATGGTTAGAACCGCTAAGACTACTACTACTGCTCCTGCTGCTGCTGCTGCTGCTCCGGCTTCCGTTGCCCCCAAGAAGGTGGCTGACGCCCCTAAGAAGGCCGATGCCCCTAAGAAGGCGGCCAAGGCTGCTGCTGCCCCCGTTGAGGTGGCTCCTGTCCAGGTTGAGGCTGCACAGAGCGACCTCGCAAACGAGGTTGTTGACGATGAGTCCTCCCCCGTATCCAAGAAGCTCAACGAGTTTGGTGCCAAGCTCCAACAGATCGGAAGCATCTTTTCTTCCATGAAGGGTGATTTCAAGACTCTTGAGAAGATGGTTTCCCGTGAGTTGAAGGCTGCGCAGAAGACCTCTGCTAAGAAGGCCAAGCGTGCCGGTAACCGCCAACCATCTGGCTTCGTCAAGCCCACTCGTATCAGCGACGAGCTAGCCAAGTTTCTTGGTAAGAGCGCAGGCACTGAGATGGCCAGAACTGAGGTGAGCAAGGAGATCAATACCTATATTCGCACTCACAATTTGCAGAACAAGGAGAACGGTCGCATCATCGAGGCCGACGCCAAGTTGTCTGCCCTTCTTAAGCTCAAGAAGGACGACGAGCTCAGCTACTTCAACCTCCAGCGTTACATGAAGTCCCACTTCATCAAGGCCGAGGCAAGTGCAACTGCATAAACAAATATTTCTCCAAATGTAATCCAATATTATGAATGTTCATAAAAAATAAAAATATTTATATCATTTCTATCCGTGATGATACAAATAGTCGCAGTGTTATGTTAGGCAAATACAAATCCATCTTCGCTCAAAATTGCTCGTAGTTGGTCTTCGCTGTATTTTGCGTCAAGATGTATGGTTATATTGTCTATAGCTGGGTATACGCTGTTGTCCAATACAAACATATTGTATATACCAATGAGGTCGTCGTAGTTGCGAACGTATTTAGTTTGTTTCACTAGCCATGCATAGAACGACGTATTTATCGCGACAGAACCCTTATTCTTCTCGCGTGTATACTCAGAATACCATTTCAACGTCTCTGTTAAATTGGTATGATTGTCGACATTATAGTCTGTTCCGGATACTACCATAATTTGGCGGAAATCCGTCATACACATGTTTAAATCATTCAATATTTCATCCATTTTATATAGTAGCACAGTCTCATGAACAAGACTCATATGTCGTAATACACGATCGCATCCATATACAAACATGTCCATATCATCGCTCATGCACGCCCACGCCTTTCCGCTGGTAACCATATAGGCACATACGCGGTCGGCTTCACCATTTGCTTCATAATAATTCGCACCATAGGATGTGATTAAACGTTTCACCAATTTATTGTTAGCACCCGATATCCGTATAAATTGACGTTTTAAAATCTCCATTTCGGCGTTCAAATGTTTGCGTGCATCGTTGTCGGTTTCATTCTCGAGCATTGCCTGTAATTGAATAAATCTCAATTCGGCATCTTGTTTGTTGGCCTTACGCTGCTTAAGCAACTCGTATTTTTCAACGGGTGGTTTGCCGTCGAATACAAATAACGGCGTGATGTTGTATTTATGAAAGAGCGAAATCATTGAATAGAAATTCTCAATAAGTGCATCTTGTGCATGATACTTATACATATAAATACTGGTATCTATAACAATCGTTTTATCGCGTAATATACCGAGTCCCTGTTTACATATAGAACTTTTTTTGCATTTATCTACAAGCAACTTGTTCAGGTGTTTGATCCCCATTTTTATGTCTGTTTTTCTGTTCTATACAGTGTAGACAGTCAAATCAATTTTATGAACTCACGTTCATAGGCGCAGTCATTCGAAGAGACCGCCACAATTCGTGCGTCTCCGGTATCTTCAATAATACCTTTTCAAAATGAGAAATATTTTGTAGCAAGACAGGATTTTGTGATTGTTTCACAATAAATTCCGCATATTCGTTCACATTATCCTGGGTATGCATAAATCCAATCACTTTCATACCGGTCATGGGCTCGCCTAATTCATCTACACGATTGTGTTCTTTGCACCAGTCAATGAATTTGTTGTATTGGGAAAATAAGATACATTTCATGATGTAATACGAAAGAATATAACTATCTTCTTTATAATTGGCTCTCGCATTCTTTGATACCGGACAATGTATATTGGTCAATTGTTCATAGGTCATATCATAATGATTTAATATCTTTACGCACTGGAAAGTGGAAAATAACATTTCTTCGTGGAGCATTCGTTCTATCTTGTCCAAGATGACTTTGGTAGAAGGTCTATGCTTTGAAGAAGAATAAGACACGAATACTGTTTTGAATATTTCAGCCCATATTTCACAATAACTTTCATACAATCGGATTCCACCGGGTGCTTGAATCGGAAAATGCGCCAAGATAATATCGTTAGATATGCTCTCATTCATGGCCGAAAAGTCCAAGCCTAGATTATGAAACGTCTCATGCATAAATACTTTAAACCATTCTTCTTTGCGATAGACGTGCACCTTGGTGGATGGTTTGCAAGAAGTGGTAAATGCTGTGTTTACGTGTATTTCGCCCAATGGCTCGCGTTTAATCTTGGACAATTTCTTTTTTTTATCTGTAAAAAATATGTGAATATCCATTGTATCCGAGCATCCAGAGTGAATCACGGGTGTGATTACGTATAACCATATATATATTTTCTGTATCGCATCTTGGAAATATTCGTGTGGATCACTTGGATCAATGGTTGGTAGAATAAGTGCGACGTGGAATCTACGTTTTTCAATGAAGAACGAAAACACTTCCTGGTGGACAGGGTGTTCTTCAATCACGCTTCGAATTTCATGTGGTATATAATCATACGACGATCTACCAACAAAATCCGAATGCTGTTTACGTTCCATCCCTAACGAAATGATATCATCTTGTGCATATTTCCAAGATTTATATCCGGCATCAATTCGCTTTACAATGGTATGAAACAGAGTTCGAGTATTACGGGTCATTGTATGGGTCTGTTTTGGAAACAGCTTACGTATTTCTATATCTGCATTCATAATGTATACACTAATGGGATATATTATGATGTATATGTTTTGTTAGTTGCTAGATTCTAATTCTCGCCTCACCGCCATGAGCATGTGGTCAATTTCATGCGGCGCGCCGTGATGCAGTTGAATTAACTTCGCATCTTGTGTAGCCAAAAGTAATTGTTTTAAATCCTCATTTTGGTTAAATTTCGCCCGCAATGCTTCCAAACGTTCATTTTCGTGGCGTTTGTCGTAGAAATCCGGGTCAATTTCGATTGATTTTGGTCGCAGCAATACGCCCTGTTTCTTTGCCTTTGGATTTTGACTTCCCGCAATCTTTGCTAAACTGACGTCCTTGGAAAAATCGCTAGGTTCGTCTAATGAAAACATGGCTGCGAATTTGGGGTTGCGCTTCTTAAACTTGGATGATTGATAGTAATGTTCGACCGACGCCCATTCATGTTTGTCCAATGTAAATGTAGCATCTGTCCAAGAATCATCCAATTTGCGTCTCCAATCGGGTATTCGGCTCAATGCGAGAAACGCCGATTGTTTATCTGCTGGAATCTTCTCGTTCGCGCCTTTGCCTGGTTTGGACGTTTTCGCGGACTTTTGGTAAAACGAAAAGACTATCTTGGAATTATATTCGGCGCTTGTATCGTCATCATCATCCTTTGGTTTTCCTTCGTCTTCGTCTATCCCCATTCGTGATTTCAAATTACGAACCTCTGGTATTACAAAGAATGAACCGGATGACCTTTCTAAGCACTTGTTTACAATGAGGGCCTTGATGTGATAAGGTAATTCATGAAACGCGAATATGCGTTTACTTTTATATTCAATCAATTGGTAATGGTCACCGCTAAATGTAGTCATGATATAATGCTTGGGTCGGAAAACACCTTCGCGTTGAATAACCGGGTCGATTTCGCCGCAGATCATCACGCCGTCTAGGTCATCCTCTAAATAGGCTCGTTGGGATAGAATAACCATTTTCACTTGTAGAACGCGCTCTAATACCGATATTGCCCAACTATCTGCCCAAAAACGAGACGTTTGAACATATTCGCGGAATTTCTCCAACGTATCAACCGCGGAAAAATCATCCACATTTTCCCGAATCATAGCCTGGGCATCTTGTTTGTTAGATAAAATACGTTTGTATTCGGATTTCATACGAGCCGATTCGGCCAATATTTTTTTCAATTCCTCCTTGTTGTCGCGTTCTTTTTGGGCACGCTTGGCGAGAACCGTTTCTAAGATGTGTTTAATTTCTTTTAGTTCCCGGTCATATTCACGAACCGTTCCATCAAGATCGTTAAATAATACCTTGTGATTCTGAAATATTCCGTCCGTCGCCTCTTTGGCCAAGATAGCGCGTAGTTTGGCGACTGTGGTAATTTGTCCAATTTGTTTAAACGCGTCTCGGATGACTGCAAATAAACAATCCCCGTTGTTTTCCACGTCATGAATATCATAATGATTATTTTTCATAAAGGTCTCAATCCAGGTATTTTTTTTAGAAGATTGGAAATCCTTTTTTATTTGTTTTGCGTCGACATCCGTTTCCTCCACTAGATCGACCGGGAGTTTGATTTTGCTATCAACTTGAAACACGCCATCTTTAAGCGTATTCGATGCATTTTCAATTTCTTTGGACATTTTGGATGGTTTCACTTTTACGGACATGACTTTGTCTGCATCGTCGTCTGAATCTGATAATTCGACTACGGTGGGTATTGGTTGCTCCGCCCTCTTAATAAACAGTTTTGAATCCGCACCGTTTCGGTCAATATACGTTTCGTTTGCAAATCCATAATAGAGAGGGACGGACAATTTTGCGACATCAATATCACCATCATCATCCGTTATTTCCAAGACATGGTTCTTGGGAATCTCAACGACGCCAATCTGAGATTTAACTCTTCCATTTGTAACTAAATAAACTGGATAGAAGACAATATTACGCTGAATGTAGGTGTGTTTGGCCTTTCCCAATGCAATCAGAACTTGTTTGCTATGTATATCAAGCTCATAGAGAACCGATTCGTATCCAATATCTTCGGGGTCAATCTCAGGTGTTTCTTTATAAAAGACTGTGCCGTTAATGCTAGAATAAACCATGTATACATAATGTAGCGATTTTGTCTGCGCCTCGGATACGCGATCTGGTAGACATATAAGATGGTTCACGTTCGAAAATTTTATAGCAACATATAGTATAAATGACGTCAAGCATTAGCGACATTTCGACCCCGTTTGGTGCATCGTCGATGCAAATAACAACAACCAACTTCTTTGACGTGTTTAGTATGTTTTGGACATACATTATAGCCATAATTGCATTTGTGTGGCTTATGTATAGAAATAGCATGCGTTACTCGTCCGGGTCCAAGACCAAAATGATGGGTGGATGAGGAGAGAGCGCATTGCCTCGAACTGGGGGCTATGCGCGTTAAAAATTAATACACCTCCTATTTTATTACTGGAATCATATTACATGTTCATCAATATATAAATCTACTGTAAACCACGGAATGACCGAATTGTTATGCGGTGCGACTGCACCTAGATACAATTTGCGAAAAGTAGTTTGCCTCAGTGGATAGAATTAATCACACATATCTTAGCATGATACATGTGATTTACATTAGGTTCTTCTAGCAACTGCTCTGGAATTACGAACCGTTCCAGTCGGACACGACGCCGTAGTGTTTACTTTGTAAAAGACCATTGCGTTATTACTATACAAACTTCTTCGTGTGTTCATTGGAAAGATGGGGGGTATATAGGAAAAAGCACACGTATTCGAGACGCAGGGATTGTTCGCCATTATAGATAATGAAGAGATTTTTATTTACCGATCATATCCATATATTTAAAGACGCACCGACTTGAAAGACTTTTATAATCCTTTGCCTTCCGTTTTGAAAATGCATGTAAGAAGGGAGAGATTGTCTCTGTCCACATGGATTCTGACGATAAAAATGTGCTACCGATTGTGACGAGTAAAAATACGTTCTCGGTAATTTCATCCACCTCATTCTTACGAGCATCCTCTTGGATAAAACGCAAGGTAAGTTCTTGTAACTCGATAATTACACTCATCACCTCTGCTCTGGAAATCATGTCTCGCTTGGTTAGATTCATAATAAATGCGGCGCTCGCCCGACGCAGCTCATTCGCCTTATTGTATTCACAAAACCGGTCATAATCTTGGTCGGGGTCAATATAGGAAATCGTGTTCAACGTCTCGCGATATTTTACAAGGAATCCGTCCAACAATCCGCCAAATGTATCGCATTCACCTACCAATTCGACATACAAATCTGCATAGATTTCCGACATGAAGCGGTTCGCACTTGCTATATCAAACATCATATTTGCGACCCTTGTGATATTTGACCCGTCAGTCTCGTCGTCGGATGCGACTATTTCGCGAACCTTCTCCAAAATAGTCTCCTTTTGAGTATCGTAATTTTTATCCGACAGTTTATTTAAAAGACCTCGGATATGATTCAGTTCTTTTTCAAATCCAGTCGCCTTTACGATTGTGGTTGTTTTGAAGTTGCGCATGGCGTCCCAATCTTCCATCATAGAATTCAAATCATCATTGGACGAATTGCGAGAGCCGCCTTGTTTACGATGTCTACCTCCTCGATTCGTTCGGTCAAAACTCTTATCGACTCGTTTTAACGAAATTGCTTCCGGAATATCCGCGGGAACTTCAATGTGTGACTCTAAAAAGGTGATTATATCTTTTACTTGGGGGGATAATTTCACACAATGTGTAAATTTATACGATAAAATGGAATCGATAGTATGATGATGTATGATAGTAGACATGTATATACTCTATATATTGGCGACTTTATATTTATATTATTTCTACGTAAACTAGTTAAATAGTATTTTACAATCAAATGAAATGGAAGACACGAAAATTATTGAATCCGACGTAGTCGAACAAATAAAATCGATTGAGAATTGGGATGATTTCAACTTAGATGACTCTCTATTGAGAGGTATCTACTCTCATGGGTTTGAAAATCCCAGTCAGATTCAAAAGACGGCTATACTTCCAATAATTGAAAAACGCGACGTCATCGCACAAGCACCATCNGGAACGGGTAAGACGGGTGCATTTACNATTGGAACTCTTCAACGACTGGATGTAAGTAGTCGCACAACACAGGCGCTTATCATGGCGCCCACACATGAACTGGTTCGTCAAATATCCAAGGTGGTTAGCACGATGAGTTCACAGATGTCCGGAGTAGTTGTAAAGACGTTGGTCGGCGGAACTTCCGTCACGGAAGATGCGAGTGATTTGCGGTCTAACGTCCCGCATGTGATTATAGGGTCTGTCGGGCGCGTATGTGATATGATACGCAGGAAGCATATTCGAACAAAGGATATTAAATTGTTTGTATTAGATGAGGCGGACGAAATGTTATCAGGCGGATTTTTGGAGAATATTTACCAGGTGTTTCATGCGATGAGCACTGATATACAGGTTGCTATATTCAGTGCGACCATGCCGAATGAAATGTTGGAATTGACCAATCGTTTTATGCGTAATCCGGTTCGTATTACGATGGAGGCGGAGAAGTTGAATCTGGAAGGCATACAACAGTATTATATTGCCTTGCCCAACGATGCGTCAAAATTCGAAACACTGAAAGACCTTTTCGGTCAATTATCGCTAAACCAGACCATTGTATATGTGAATAGTGTGAATCGCGTAATTGATTTATACGACGCAATGCGTAAAGAAAACCATTCCGTTTGCTGCATTCACAGTTCGATGACTAGTGACGAACGGAGGAAATCCCTTGACGAATTCCGTTCGGGTTCATATCGCGTTATGATTTCGTCCAACGTTACTTCTCGCGGGATTGATATTCAACAGGTAAGTGTTGTAATTAATTTTGATATTCCAAGATGCGTGCACAATTATTTGCATCGTATTGGGCGAAGTGGGCGATGGGGCAGAAAAGGTTTAGCTATTAATTTTGTAACAAAGGAGGATATTAGTGCGATGAAAACAATTGAAAATCATTATCAATCCACCATAGAGGAATTGCCCGGTTCATTTGCTAGCATGGTCTAGATAATAGGGTCGCATACATATCGTAATATTTTTACAAATTACAATATTGTTTGATCGTTGCGTAATATAAATACAACTAATTTCCAAGATTAGTGTAAACATGTTTGCATGGATTGACCCAATTATGGATGAAGCCAGAATTCGTGCAGAAATGTTGATATCGGAATCGGTAGGCGTTGTATATGAGCCCGGGGTAGATATACCGCAACCGACACGTTTACATCATCCATTCAAATTGCCGATTTCATATTTACCCGAGAGTGAATTACATATACTAACGAACACGGTAAGTCGAGACCTGGAATTAGTGGAAACGGTCGGCGATAAATCGGTGTATCAGCGATTATTCAAGCCATCGCACAAATTTGGTGAAGGACTCATCGATGATTGGAAACAGAATTTTACAACAAACATTGAATATCTCCAAGATACACAGGCGGTCATACAAGATGCAGTAAACATGCCCGAATATACTACCGACGTGGAAACACTATTGACTATTTGGGACGATGTGAAAGGAAATCCTGCGTATTTCTTGGAAAAATATTGTTATGTGGAATGGGATATCATAAAACCTCTGAATCGTTCGTCTGGATTTATGCAGCTATTGTCGATGCTAAATATGATGTCGCCTGCGATCAGTCTCATGATTCCAATTCTATTTTTGATATTACCGTTTATCATGTTGAAACTGCGAGGGCTTCCGATAACAGTAGCAATGTATATCGATGTATTAAAAGATATTGCGAAACATCATTTCATAGGCAAGGTAATTACAGGATTGTCCAAGATTTCAATTGAGAGTATCATCTACCTAGTCTTGGCGGCGGGTATGTATTTCTACCAAATTTATCAAAATGTGACCTCATGCAAGAGGTTCTACCGTAATATTGAGAAATTGAATACATATTTATACCATATGAAGGTCTATCTTGGTCAATCGATTGATAACATGAATCTTTTTGTGGAAAAACATTGCGGAAGGAAGACATATATGGCTTTCTGCGAAGATATTCGTAGTCATATCTGTGTGCTAACCGATTATCTCACAATGTTATCAGATATAAACAACCAAGGCAGTTTTTTCAGTAAAATTGGAAGCGTTGGATACATGTTACAATGTTACTATGAATTGCATTCGAATCGTGCATATGAAGAAAGTATACGATATTCGTTTGGATTTGAAGGGTTCTTGGACAACCTTCGAGGTGTAAGTAGTCATTATTCATCGGGAATAATATCTCCTGCACAATTCGACAATGCGAGTCCATGTTCCTTTAAAAAACAATACTACCCGGGGCATATGGACGAAGACGCGTGCGTAAAAAATGATTGCGATTTGGACAAGAAAATCATCATTACGGGACCCAATGCATCCGGTAAGACAACCATGTTAAAGTCTACTACAATTAACGTGATATTTTCGCAGCAAATTGGGTTTGGGTTTTATGAAAGTGCGATTATCAACCCGTATACACATATTCATTCATATTTGAATATCCCTGATACATCTGAAAGAGACAGTTTATTCCAAGCCGAGTCAAGAAGATGTAAAGATATAATCGATTCGATATTGTCTTATCCCGAAGTAGATGGATATCGCCATTATTGCATATTTGACGAATTGTATTCGGGGACAAATCCGGAAGAAGCAACCAAGGCGGGTTTCGCATTCATGAAATACATGTCTCAATTCAAACACGTAAACTTTATTCTAACGACGCACTATGTGAAAATTTGCAGCAAATTGAAGAAAAACAAATACATTCGGAACCACAAAATGGATGTTGTCCAAGATGATCTTGGAAAACTAAAATACACGTATAAGATGAAAAAAGGGATTTCAAAGGTGCAAGGGGCTGTTCGTATCTTGGAGGATATGGATTATCCAGAAGAGATAATCAATAGCGTAAAGGGGCAGGCGTTATAGCATCTCCTTGAGTCGTTTGGTTTTTTCAAGAACCTCCATTTTTCGCGTTTTACTATCGAATAAGCTGGTGGCGTCATACACATTCATAAATAAATGGCGACCAATCGAGCCCTTTCGCTCTTTATATTTGTGCAAGAGTTCTTCATACTCTTCTTCGTCTTCGTAATCGTCTTCGTTTGGTGGTGAACCAATCTCTTTTTCCAAGATACCGGTATAAGATGTTTGAAGTGGTAGAAAAGCCTTGGTCATAGCATGTCCAATACTCGCGCCTGCCTTTTCGAATCCATCAACATATTTGATGAATTCGGCTTCCCCATATAGTTGACGATTTGCGTCCTTTTTCTTCTCTTTTACGTAAAATACGCCATTTTTAACGTCAGTTGTCTGTATAAAGTTCATATATTGTGGATTATCCTCGAGGCATTTGAAAAAAATCTCGTATACATTATACGCCAAACTAATTTGCTTAGACGCCATCCCCCTATAATTAGTATTAAAAAATTCGACACAGCGTTTCACATATCGGTCGGTAAAGTCATGAATCGTCTCAGCATCCCGACACGTATTAGTAAGATAAAAATTCAGCGTATTATTCACAGTATTATGCGTGGTGGTGTTACCAACTCTTGGAATAATATCAATTATTTTATTCATAATATCTTTTTTATCCGTCTCGTTACGTATGCGCTCTTCCTCGTATTTCTCCATCATCATCATAAACATAGACTTCATTTCGCGATTCGCATCTTTCATTTCGCGATTTTCTTGATATAGTTGATCAATAATCTTGTCCTTATTATATATACTCGAATTGTCTCCTATGCGACATGACGATTTATGACGTGAATAGCTCGACTGATGTTTGAAGTAGCGTCCACATCCACACGCAAATTCGTGTGATGTATTTTCCGTTAGCATTTCATAGCATTTTGTTAGCTTCGCATGTTTTACGGTCAATATATGACGATTATAATCACCTTTTTTGCTGCATATAAAGTTGCAGGATTCGCATTTATAATTTGAGGATGTAATTGATGTATTTTCATTTAGCATTTTTACATATATAATGCTAAATAAATTACATCCGGAAATATCAACGAGTCCGACGCAACGAAAAAGTGGTTGCAGCGAAACGTCTTTTTGCAGTTCACGTTTCGCTGCATTATGCTCTGATACGACTTTTCCAAAAACAGGTTGTTTGAAGATATGTGGAGGTTACCCAATTTGGAACTTTTTAAAAGTTCCAAAATGGAAAAGTGGCAACTGTTTAGATAGAGGTATTTTTCAAGGTGTGTGTGGGAACCTAGATTTTAGGTATTTCAAACCGTTCATTTGGGTTAGACATACCGAAAATGTGCTCAAACACATTGGTTATGGAGTATTTCTCTGGAAAAGGTGGCTGTATCTTGGGCTCCGTATCGATAGTAAGGACACTGTTAACGGGCTCGGGACGTAAAGGCATTTGAAAACCCTCCTTCTTCTTCTTTTGTTTGATGAGACCGGAAGGTGCAGGTGCAGGTGCAGGTGCAGTCGTTAAACTCATATTTAGATTATCAACCGTGAGACCTTCACTAAACGTGTTATTTTCAATCAAGTTCTCGCCGATCCATAACGATATAACTAAAGTGAGCAATAAACATAGAACTGCGGCAATCCGACCATTTGAAATAATCCGAATCATACTCAATATAAATAATCATTATAAATAAATTATACCGAAACCATATAAACAGGTTTGACTATAATAAGTCATAACGAGTAAGCAGTATGTCTACCAATAGCGTTACACAAAAAAGAATGACCGGTATGGTAAAGTGGTTCAATAACAAATCCGGTTTTGGATTTATTACGGTTTGTGGTGAGGGAGAGTTCGGTGGAAAGGATATTTTTGTTCACTATTCATCCATCCGCGTGGCCAATTCACAATACAAGTATTTGGTTCAAGGCGAGTACGTGGATTTCCAGTTGGTGCGCTCCGATAATAGAAACCGTTCCGATAATATCAAGCATGAATTTCATGCATCCGATATTACGGGTGTTTCCGACGGACCGATCTTGTGTGAAACGCGCAGACAAGCATTGGCGACTCAGTCATCTAGAAATATGCAGAGGGGGTCGAGTATCGATAGACCTGCCTCACCACTAGAAGCGCCAACTGAGAGCGCATAAGAATATACAATCCGAATATTATCACAATAAGTATTTTACATGTTTTTTCATGTAAAATAATAAATTACTCAGCACCAACCGTTTTGTCCAATTTTGTTCGAAGTGCGTTGATTACACTATTCACCATAATCTTATTGGGTGGAGACATAATCGTCTCGTCAACTACATCAAGTATGGTGGAACCAACTAATGACCGTGAATTATACAATGCCTGGGTAAGTAATACAGGAAAAATATCGTTCAAATAAGGTTTATTAATAATTGTATTTTCAATCATTATCAAAACGGGATTTAATATAGACGACCCATTTTTCATCATATATAGATAAGATGCATTGGTCATTTTTTTAGCAACTTCTCCGCTGGTCTTGTCTAATTGTTTCATGGTCATCTCAACCAGTTTATTACTATATTTGTCGTATATTTCCGATGCATGTGCAGCCATTTCGGAATCGGTAGCCTTTTCGCGACCAAGAATTGAATTCTTCGCATCACCTGCAGTTGATTTAACCGATGAAGCAGAACTCGTTATATTATCACGAATATCACGTAATGTATTACCAACTTTACCTGCACCACTTGCAGCGATACCTTTCACCTTATCTGATGCATTACGCGCAGTATTCGCGAGAGCCTTCCAAATTCCATCCCCCCCAATGGAGCGTTTATTTCGCACAGAACGACTTCGCGTTTTGGAACTAATCAAGCTTTTTCGGGTGCCTCTACGGGTGCCTCGTCTGGACATTTTTCGAGTTCCTCCTCTAATGGCGGCAGTTGGAAACCATTCAGAATACGGTGGTTTATATAACATACGTATAAGGCGATCAACAAATTTGTGTTTTGTGTCGCCCGGCTTATAAACACTTTCGAAAATTTTTAACATCGCATTTGGAGTTAATTCTTCAAACGATTTCATGGCTGAAAATGCATACAATAAAAGATCCCCGCTTGTCGCTTTGCGCAAAGTAACGGATACGCTCTGTTCAAGAATGCTATTTATTTTCTCTCGAAAATCCTCATTTTGTAGAATTTTTAGCATTTGTTCTTGTAAATTAGTAGACAACGTATCGGTTAAAGGAGCCCCCTTTACAATCGCAGAGCAAATATCGTCAACAACACGTTTGCTGACCATGCTATATATAGTATTCAAATCCGTATTGGTCAATGTCTGCTTTGGAACAATTTGAGTGTTGCTAGCCATATATAATTATAATAACAATAGAAAATATATACGACTTGAATAAAATTGATTGTAACTCCAAATAGTTCACATATTATACACAATGTCCATTACACTAAATCGCGAACGAACCGGTCGAACAAAGAAAAACAAGGGCTCATTATTATCGTCGGTCGAAAAGCGGACATTATGGGACATATTCGATACCGATGAGAAGTTGAACAATATTGAATGTGTATATGAAAAACCGAGCGACGAATATCAAAACGATACAACGTGTAAATTATGCGACTCATCAATATTGATAATGGACGACGGATTTCCAACTTGCACAAACGTGAAATGTGGAATCCTATATAAAGACACACTCGATTATTCACCTGAATGGCGATTTTACGGCGCGGACGATAAAAACTCGTCGGACCCCACTCGTTGTGGTAATCCAATAAATCCGTTGCTCCAAGAATCGTCATTTGGATGCAAGATTCTATGTAGTCAAAATGCGTCTTATGAAATGAAACGCATTCGTAAGTGGACAGAATGGCAAGCGATGCCGCATCGCGAGAAGTCGTTATACGACGAATTTCAATTTATCACCGTTATGGCTAAAAATTCGGGCATTCCGCGAATATTCATAGACGACGCAATGGCGATTCACAAAGACATCTCCGAACAAAAGATGTTTCGAGGAATGAATCGAGATGGAATAAAAGCGGCGTCCATTTACATTTCGTGCCGATTGAACGACTGCCCGCGAACATCTCACGAAATCGCAGAGATATTCATGTTGGACAAAACTAGCGCAACAAATGGGTGTTCAATGGCGGTAAATATATTGTCGAACCTGGATAGAAATGGGTCAGCGATTAATGCTACATCGAGTGATTTGTGTGCGACGACACCCGGCTCGTTCATCGAGCGATATTGTAGCAAACTCAATATGAATGGTGAACTGACTATGTTGGCTAAATTCATTGCTACAAAGCTTGAATCAATCGAGTATATCAAAGACAACACGCCACAGTCAGTTGCTGCAGGTATTGTATATTTCATCGCACAATCATGCAATCTACCGATTACAAAGTTGAACGTAAAACAAGTATGTAACGTGAGCGAGGTAACCATCAATAAATGTTGCAAAAAACTGGATTTGATTCAAGAGAAACTCATCCCAGCATGTATTTTAGCAAAATACGGGGGCGCATAATTTACCGCGTAAATGCACCCATGATTATGTGGAACTGAAATATATAATCATGGAAAAAAGTGAATCAAAAGCGACAGCCAAGACGTCGCCGCCCAAATTGGTTTTTATTATCCCATATCGAGACAGAGAACAACAATTAATATTTTTTAAACGACATATCAAATACATACTAGAAGATATGGAACCGACCGAGTATGAAATAATGATTATTCATCAAAAAGACGAAAGAGCGTTCAACTGCGGAGCATTGAAAAATATTGGGTTTTTGCTCGTGCGCGAAAAATATCCGGAACATTACAAAAATATAACTCTTATATTCAATGATGTGGATACAATGCCGTTTAGCAAAAATTTCATACCTTACGAAACGCAGACGGGATGCGTGAAGCATTTCTATGGTTTCCAACATACATTAGGAGGCATTGTATCGATTACTGGCGGCGATTTTGAAGAGATTAATGGATTTCCAAACTTTTGGGCGTGGGGATACGAAGACAATATGTTGTTAGATAGAGTAAAAACTGCGAATCTAGTGGTCGACCGATCCACATTTTTCCCATTTGCCGATAAGAATATATTACATTTTTACGATGGGTATTTAAAACAGGTAAACAAACAGGAATTTAATAGGTATGAGCGCGGAACTCGCGAAGGCGTGAGGTCACTGTTCAAGGTAAAATATAATGTTAACCACGAAACGGGCATGATAGACATAACATCGTTTGAGACCGGCACGATTGAAAATAAACAAACCGCTCAAATTCACGATTTACACAACGGGAACACACCATTTAAACACATACGACGTGCAAATAATAGAATGTCCTTTTTCATGTGATTAACCAATCGGATGCAATTCAACAATCTTGTATGTAATTCCAATGCGCTCGTGCGACTCCCACACACCCGATATTTTAATAATAAAAACAGATGGCTGAACGGGTTGATCGAAAGGCACCGATTCGGAATACACGCGAATCTGCTTAGTCGAAAGCTGTTTAAAAAAGGACAATTCGACGGGTTTATCACAACGGTTGCACTTTTTATATTGAGCCAATAATTTACGTTCAAGTAGACAAAAATCCTGAATTAATTGTGAATTTAAATGATCATGAATATTACGAATATGATTTACATGATCGAATTTACCAACCGAACGTTTATCAAATATAACCGGAAATAATAAATATAACCCATTCATTGTAAAGTGTTCGGACGAATATAGAATCTTCGTAAAATCGCCGTCCATAACCGTATTCTGTTTTGAATATAAAAATCGGATATCATCATTTAATTGAATATCAGTCGTATTTCCATCATACCGCTTTAATTGATCTATATGTAAATAGGCGTTCATCTAAACATTAATATACAGAAATGTTTATATTGATACAAATAGTAATTACTTATTAGCGAGACTACTATTCACAAGTTCAATATACTTATTCTGTTCTTCCATATTGGAATATACGATCGAGCTACCTACATTTGTAATCGAAGGCGTTTGACCAGGTCGAATCAAATCATAAATATAATTAAACAGATTGGATATCTGCTCCTTTGTTTCACCGGCTGCATTCTGATTGGTTTGCGCAACCTTGATAGCATCTATTTTCTTATTTACCGTGCTTATATTTTTCTGAATATTCGAGAATGCACCAGCCGACGATTTTTTAATAGCCAATCTAATCGCAGATACACTGGTGAACTCTGCATCAAGAGCATCTAGTTTCGCAATCATATCTTCTTTTTCTGCATCTGTTAATCCTTCGCGGAAATTTTGATATAAATGTGATACAAGTAGATAAGTAAAAAAGACACACAATATAATCAGCAATATATTTTTAAAATGAGGAAGAGTAAAAATCATTATTATATATATATATTGTATACTATATAATGTCGAATAGTCTAAATAAATCATCGATTATATCCTGGAAAGGAAAGACATTTGGACAGATTTCATCGTCCATACAAAAAAATCAAAACTCGGAGGCGATCATGCAAAATTCATTGTTATTTCTCCCCCCACCTTTGAAAATATATAGACGCGAAATCAATACCGCCCCCTTAGCAGTAAATTCATCGAAGCAATCTATGTCGATTGATGTTCTAGACCGACCAGGTGGATATTTAGTCATTTCTCATACTAACGAGTGCGATTGTAGCGGAAACGTGGGGGTTCTAGATAATAACATACCAAATAACAAAACAGAGACCGGTGAATGTTGCAATCCAAATGCTATGCTGGATCCGGCCACTGTCGCAAGACGGCGCATGCGAAGCTCGGGGGTGATTCGTAAACCGGTCGATTCAGCGGTAACGACAGCACCCTATTGCACCACATCTCAAGAATATTTAAACACTCGCGGAAAAACATTTGGTCAAAATCAATTCCATTATTTCAAGTCGGGCAATCCATTGGTGAAACCGGGCGCACCCGGAAGTGAGAATAATAAATACTCTGCAAATACAGACGGGTCGAATTATTGCCCAAAAAATCCAACCTATTATGTGGAATCTCAATTCAAGCCAACCAATTATAAATATTCGCAAGACGGGGGCGTATCTTCTAGCGCGCGAACATCCAGATTAAATTACAACACAATTACGACAACCGGAGGTCTTTATACAAAGGCCTTTGGTTCTGAAGTAGGAAATGCATTGTCTTATGGCGCATCAAGTGACGCATATACAATCAAGCAAAAAATAGGATTTCCTGCCCCGTGTGATACAACATGTGTAATCAAGTAATTGATATATTCTTTCAAATTCAGATATAGCTGAAGTTGAAAGGCGATTATTAGAATAAATATACATTAGCACGCAAGCTCTTCCGTAAAAATATTTGGCGTGGCTAAATTGTTCGCAGCAACGCCATATTTTTCACACCATTGGAGGCATTTCTGAACATTCTTTTTTACAAGTCCGTCGATTCGATCATTTTTGTGATGAACATCGATCAATGAGAGCGTGTAATGAATATTTTCAATCTGTTGCTGTCCGAAAATCGCATTATATTCCTCCAATTTCATAGTAAATAATAGAGACAATGGCGTCTGCAATAATCTAGAAATGGTTCCCGTTTCACTTGTTAATACGGTCGAAAACGCGCCACGCAATTTTGGATACATATCTTCCAACGGAATATCATGAAACCCCTTACACACCACATATTTTTCAGAATTCGCATATCGACTGGTGTGCGGTTTCGTAATGTATACTTTTTCATAACACGAGGATAGAAGAGCTAACATGTCGATCGTCGGTTGTGTAAAGCAATCAAACACCTTTAAAATAAAACACCCACCTGGTTTTTGCATCACCAATGCATACACAATCTGACCAAAGATGAGTTTTACAATATGGTTTTCCTGGTTGTTAAAATCTTCTGAAAAATCAAATCCACCATCACCGGTTAGCATGTGCATAGAACGTCCGTATTTTTCTTTGCAATAATCCAAATTGTGCAATTGTAAAATATCGCCCGTTCCGTCTGCGCCGTTTTCAATAACAACGTTGCTATTTTCACGTAGGAACGCCTGGCTTTTTTTCCAAGCAGGTATGTTCGCATCATTTACATCATCTAATATAGTCATCCCGGTATACACATCACTCCGGTTATTTCGCAGTTGCACGAGAGCTTCAATAAACCCACCCGGACCCTCAGCCAAATGAAAGCTATGTAGAGACTGTTTGCCGGTTACGGTTGGTCGAAACGAATCCAAAATGCGAAAGAAATTAAGTATCTCGACCATCTTGAAATAAGACCGAGACAATGGTTTGCGCTTGGCTATGCTTTTCTTCTTATTTGGAACGCATGTGTGTATATATTCATATGGATTCGTGTATCGCTTGTAGATATCCCACTCGGTTTCGTGTCCACGAATTCGAATTTTGATATCGTTCAAGTAATAGGATAATGAATTGGATATTACTGTTTTGGGTTCAACTTGACTACCGGTTTGAACGGATAAAAAAGTATACAAATCCGGCATATTTCGCGGCAATTGAAAATGAATCATAATACACGGTCGATATAGAATGTTCACATGCTACGTTTATATATTTTGAACATACTAAGAATATAGTTTGTTCAAATCCGGCAATGGTTATATTAGACATCAGTCTTTGGTTTGGGGCGTTTTATAACCACTTTTTTTCCGAGAGCAGCAGGTTCCACCATTTGAATCTCGGTCACTGATTGGTTTCCAATCGTAATTCGTGTCTTCTTGCCGGGCAACATATGTATTACAGATTTGGACGCCGTTTTCGCGCCATCTAATTTTGCATCGTCATGTTGCACATGACCTATTATTTTATCAACGTCTTCTTCTTCTTCTTCTTCGCGTCGGTTCATCATTAATTTTGCCGCCTTTTCGGCATTCACATTGTGCGTTTTACGGAATACAAAATAACGATTCAAGAACGATATACGCTTTTCTTCATTACTCATATTTGGCGCACCCTCGTAATCGGCCTTTAATCGATAATTATGTTCAATCTCCGATTCCATCGATGCATACAATTCGTCGAATAAGCCGGTTCCGTTTGGTAAACCCATCGATGAAGCCTCTTCCTTCGTTATAATCACAAATCCATAATTCTCCATCACGCGCTGCAAATACTTGAAATTCACCAAATACTCAGGGAACGTTTTGTTAATACTTTCTTGATATACATCAACCGGATAATTGATCGAGTATTCATCTTCGGGGAAACCAGTATGCTCATATTGTTTAGTAATCTCAAATATTTTCTCACCATTTCGCATAAGCGTGACGCCTTCACCCTTATATTTATTTTGAAGCATGTTAAAGACAGACTGCCCGTCGTAACATGTTCCTATGAAATAACCATTTACTTTGGTGCATTCGGCTATATTTCGTAAGAAGTTATGCATGATACGTTCGCTTTCGAAGAAATAATGTAATGCAAATTGGACGGAACTGATATTAAATCCACTTTCTCCGACACCATAATGTTTATACACACCCGCACCAAGAGCATCCTTATCTTTTGCACCTTGTCCGAAGATAGCATTTGTTACCTGTTTGTCGCGTTCACTAGTCGGCGCCTTGCCTTCTCGTATTAGAAGTTTACTATTACCCACTGCGAATAGAGCGTCCGGCATCGAATTATATTTTTTGCGAGAATTCAGATATCGCGCACATGCACCGTCCAATTGGTTTTCAATATTATCAGACGATAGATCCATACCAAATACAAAACTCAATTTTGCCGCGATCCATTTGGGCAAATCACCGGCTTTTCCTACAGCGTAATCCATCAGAGTATCGCCTCGGTTACTTACACCCAATATCAATTTACGCTTTACATACAAATTATGGAAATTGCGCAGAGACCGCGTATTGCTGACTTTTCCCGAACGATTGTAATATACATCTTCGTCGCCAGAGTAAGCGGGTATGTCTTGACCGGTAGTAATCATATGATGTGTAACCGGATTATGAATCGATTTCCAATTACTATTCGCAACATGATATGCATTGCCGAAATTCTTCCCGCCGGATCGCAGGTCGTTGGTTTTATCATAGCGAACGCGCAATGGTATCCATCTCCATGGACCCAACTTGGATGGATCATAACTAAACTCGACAATCATATCTTCCTCGAAATATTCGTTTTCTTTCGTTAACATTACCAGCCCACCCGACCCATTTTCGGCCAATTCTACATTGCATAATGACGCATTTGTATCATACGGATTGGTCGGTTGGAACGCTACCGGCATATAATCCCACGCATTGTCTTCGTCACCCACATTAGGCAAATTATCGCGTATTACATCCAACATGGGATTTATATAACCATGCTCCTTCTTATTGAATCCACATCTCAATACCAACGTTTTATACTGAGTCAGGTTTTTTGCGGTAGACATATTCACGCCGTCTTGAAATACGTGATGCAACTCGTCCTTACCAGTTTTGTCCTTTTTCACCGAAACAAGGAAATCAATCGTGTTGAATTCGGGAGGTTTCCATTTAAACGACATCGGCCAAGTCGATTTGTTCAATGGACCCGTGTGACCCGACTTTTCCCCTCCAACACCAGTCGAAGTCGGTGTGAAAATGAGACCGTCGGTATTATATGCATAAGACCCGTCACTCACCATAGACAAAATGGTAGAACAATGTTGGAATATGGAGCTATCGCGCGTAGAATAAAAGTCTTTGCATTTGAGAGTCAACCAGCACGAATGTTGATTCACGCCATCCTTCGGGACGTGTTTCTTATTCGGATCACTATTGCCCGAATCTTTATCTAATACGGAAACCGGCTTCAGTTTTTTCAACAAATCTTGTAGTAGCGGTAATCGAAAATTCGCAGGAAGGTCGTCGTCTTTCATGGGCGCAAAATCGCGTTCGCGCACACTTTTACCGTTGATAAAATATACGTCAAATGCTGCATACAAGTTAACGAATTTTCCAAACTTGTCGTATTTAATATGCTCCCCGTCAATGATAGACCCATACAATTCCTTGTCGCGTGTAATAATACCAGTAAAGATAATATTCATGTTCGTATCAATCATATATAAATGTCCATTCGCCGCCACATAAAGTAACTTGCGATCACCATCCGCCTTGTCGGTAACCGTATAGTTATCACGTATATTTGGAACGCTGAGCGAATTGTCGGAATTGTCTGCAATATGACTTAACTGCAGAGTATTTGACGATGGACCGATAAAATGCTTGTTCAACCTTTGTCTAGCATATTGACGCGTCCGGTCGTTCGCATCAAACAACCGCCCGGTATACTCCTTTGCATACTCGTCGCCATATGCAGTATGGATATACTGAGCAATAATTTTGTCCTTTTCACTATATGGAATCGGATAATTGGTGCCCTGTAAGCCGCTTAGAACAATGCGAATACATTTTCGTATCGCAACCATCAATTGCGACGCGGTCTTATAGGGAGTCCCTGAGCCAACGCGCGAATTATCAATTTCCAATTCGACCTCATACGATTCTGCACTTGTAAACACATGTGCCTCTTGAACGGTATATTGTGGAATCGGCACTTTGCGATCCTTTTTCGCCGAGCCCTTTACAATACTAATATCGACAAAGACGGGATATTCAGGATGCGACAAACGAACGCGATTGATAGAACGAAACGTTTTCTTTGTATCATTCCATTTCGACAATATTTTCTTCGCAGTTTCTGAATGGGTTGCAAAGTCGGTCTCATATTGATACGATACGCGGAAATTATGATCGGGAAAATCCACAGGCTTCAACGGTTTATTCGTATCGCGATCCGCACCAATGAACGGCGGGGATTTCTTTGTAAATTTTATCTTATCGGCGATTGCAGATGCCGTAGATGGTAAATCGATAAGTTTCTGCAGATTATTTGTGCGACAATATTCTTGAATAAGATCCACTCCCATCACCTCCGCACGGACATTCGACATGCGTATTTGTCCGGTTTCTCGGCTCGTTTCTTCGTTCGTAATTCGCAATATACTCAGGCCGTCCGGTTGTTTTGTAGAGAATCCAGCACCGTAAAATTGTTTCACCACATTATCATAATCGATTTTCGACAACGGACGGCCACTCTTGGTATTTGTACCAAACCGTATCTCGAGTTCGCTAACTCGACCGCGAGTTCTCAAATGCGGATTATCGGCTAAATAAAATTCCACCATTGCCTCAAAATCAGACGTAGAATTCATCGGACGCGTATCTTTTGTAACCGAATGAGGAGACGGCGCCTGAGTTTTGNGTGGTGGTTCGGTNGGTGAAGCCGGCCATTGTATCGATTTATCGTCCAATGGTTCATTCATAATATATAAATAGTATATGTTATTCATATATTATTTTCTTTCTTTATTATCAATTTTGTATCAACATTTTCACCAACTTATTGATAATCACATCATACCAATCATTTTTCTTTGGATTCGCGACGGGCGGTGTAACACATAGCTTTTGCCCCATATTCTCCAGTTCAGGCAATTTGTAATTAGAAACCCCTTTAAGTAACTTGGGCAAAAATGGGTCGACGTGCAGTAATGTTGATTCAACCGCTGCGACGTCGTCGGGCTGCATGGCGCCTACATCCACGGATACATGTCCGTCGTGATTGCGTTCAAAACGATAGGTTTCGTATTCTGGATCGGCGAAGAATTTCATATACAATTCGCCTTGAATCACCAGGGCATTTATTTTGTAAAACATGCACATCACATGAAACGCANGCCATGATGTTTTTTTATTAATCATCATTTCCGCCGCAGTCTCTTGCATGCGAACATTGGACACTTTCACACCGGCCGATTGGGCGCAACTCTTAATCAGATTTCGATTTTGCTGAATATAGGCCAATATGTTTTGCTTTTCAAGTAATTCCGCGTTCTTGTATTTTCCGCCGATCATAGTATATTCGGCCTCGCCATGATGAAGGACATAGATTGACCAAAACAGTGTGTCCTCCTTGCGAGGAGAGAACAAAGCACGATGTGTGATAATAGGAGGGGGAGGAGGCGGAAAACTCACGTCAACTGTGACGGTGGTTTCAATTACGGGCGCATATTTTTGAATAAATGTATCATTGAGCATGTAAGATTCCCATGTATATATATCATCCGGTGTATCAAATTTCTTATGAGTATAAAAAATTTGATTTAGTAGCGTGCAAGCCATGTTACATATATAGACAAACAATTCTTTAATTCATTTATGCAAATTACATAGCAGTTGAAAACGGGTATTCGTTATTATCTTCGAAGTATGTCTTCGCAAAATCTTGCTTTTTGGTTTCAATACTGCGAAGCGCGTTCTCCTGATCTTTTACATAAGCAAGATAACCCTGTATTTTTTCAACGACCGGTTTGGGTAAAAAAGAGAGGTTTACATAGACCCCGCTTTTATTTTCATTGAGTTTCACATCTTGATTAGAGCTCAATATTTTGAGAATTTCGATTTGGTGGTTCTTGGGCATCTTCTCAATTTGAGCCTTTAGATTTTCAAGTTGTTGGGTAGATTCCATATCTTTATTCGAAATCGAGCGATATGTTTATATGGTTTTGCATGCTTGAAATGTATTATGGTTCATGTTTTAGATGTCCGAGATAGTAACAAGTAAATGCCGGTGTAGTTGCGTTGGTGCATACTACAAGTATAAGCATAACCTCTTTCTTGATTAGTGTTATAGGGGTGGAGGTCTCATCGAATGTAGTTGTACCATCAGTACTATTACTAATAATGATAGATTTAATTGCATTATTATTTTTTATCCGTGTTTGAAATGATGTTCCTATTGCGCAATTCGGTATTGCACTAAACAATTCTGCGGCAATAGGTAAA